ATGAGAAAGGATTTAGTGCAGTTGGTTCAGGTATTATACCTTACACTATGACTGGTGGTGCAACCCCTACATTTGCACAGTTATTAGCTGATATTGAAGGTGCTTTTGCTTTGGTTCCTGCAGCTATCGCTTCCCGAACTGCTGATTTGCGTATCTATTTACCAACACAATTAGTAAATATCTACCGATTAGGAGTGGCTTCAGGTAACACTAACGCATATATCACTCAAGATTTGGCGTTAACTTACTTAGGTATCAAAATTGTTCTTTGCCCAGGAATGAGTAACAACAAAATTGTTATCACTTTGAAAGACAATTTAATCTTTGCCTTTGATGGTGAGGGAGATCCATCTGACTTACGTGCAGTGAACTTAGCTGATACTGTTGCTGAGCCGGTTATCCGTACTCGTGCTAACATGAAAGTTGGTTTTAGCTTTGTTAATCCAGGTGATATCGTTTTTGGATCATAATAATTAACTCATAGAGGGGAGGTAACTCCCCTTTATATAATACTTTTACACAATGGCTACATGTCAATCATTAGAGACTATCGTAAAACCATGCGAGAACAACATTGGTGGTATCTATGGTGTTTGGATTAATACACAGGATGAAATAGATTTTATCACTCCTACTGACCCATCTACAGTAAGTGGTACAGGTGCCTGGCAAATTACAGGTATCACATTAAATTCACCTGGAGATGCATTCCAACCATTTGAGGTACGCCGAAACACATCCAACTACACAGAGGATAGCACTATTGACCTAGTTAATGGTAGCTCTTTTGTAACTCAAACAATCAATTTAGTATTCCACAGAAGAGATGCTGATAAGTCACGTGCTATTAAAATCCTAGGAACAGGACAGCAATTCTTAGTAGCTATCATCTTAGATGCTAATGGCTTATATTGGTACTTCCCATACTTGCAGTTATCTGCTACAGGTGAGGGTTCAGGTACAGCTAGAGCTGATGGTTCAAAATATACAGTAACATTGGTTGCTGAGAACCCTTACTTAGCTTACAACATTGATATGACAGCTGGAGCACTTGCTGCAATCGGAGTACAATAAGCAATTCTACCTCTCTATATTTAAGCCCTGCTGTAATGGTAGGGCTTTTTTTATGAACATTTGACAAAGCTAAATTAATATAGGTGTGATTTACTTAGATCAAGGTGTTATTAATCAGTTTGTATTGACTCTTTCAGAGGTCACTACGGTTACTACACCACACTATTTATTTGTATTCACCAATGAAATGAATACTACTAGCACACCAAAGCTATTCACATCCGCTGATACAAGTGCATGGCCTGAAAGATACAACCTGTTTACTCTAGATGAGCCAACGGATATCATACTAATTAAAGGGCAGTACACTTATCAGGTATATGAAAGCTCAACACCATTCGTTTTGCCTCTTACAATAGCACAGACTACAGGTGTAGTCATTGAAGAGGGGAGAATGGTTGTAAGTGGTCCTGCAGGAACTTCAATATACGATTAACTATGGCTTGGTACGATAGATTTATTAACACAAAACCAAAAGGCCCTGAAATGGTAGAGGGCTATCAATCATTTAGCACCCCATTCCTACCGGTAGGGAGAGGTAACTTGACACTGCCCTATGTAAACGGTAGATATTCTACTAACATGTGGGTGCGTTTTGGAACAGATAACCTGTATCCACAAATGCTCAATCAAATGTACTACAGCTCACCTTTACATGGTGCTATAGTTGACTACAAGACCAACGCTGTTATTGGTGGAGGCTTCAACCTTACCACTGACAAGCTAACACCTCAGGAAAAACTTGAGATGTTTACCTTTGAGAAAAAAGCTAACCTCAAGCACACTGTTAAGGCAGTGACAAAGCAGTTAATTATTCACAATCGTGTGTACTTTAAGCTATATTTTGGTGAAAAAAAGAAACTAATTAGAATTGAGAATGTCTCACCTGACAAAGTAAGGATATCTAGGTTTGGAGATATGTACTATTTATGTGATGATTGGAGTACTAACATAGATGTGCAAGAGATTAAGCCTTATCACATCACTTGTAAAGATGAATGTCAGCTATATTCCTACGAAGTTAAGTCAGTTGGTCAGGACCACTATAGTTTGCCGACATATAGTTCGGCACTTAATTTTGCATTTTTGAGTGGCGAGTTAAGTTACTTCGCAAAAAGTAACATCCAAAATAGTGTGTTCCCTAGCTTTGCTATGATGTTCCCTAAGAGACCACAGTCGGAGGAGGAAAAGCACATGATCAAAGAAACTATTGACCGCCTTAAGGGTGCAGCCAATGCAGGTAAGGCAGTTGCATTCTTTGCTAACTCAGCTGATCAGTTACCTAAGATAGAAAGCCTACCTACTAATGGCAATGATAAGCTATTCCATGAGGCATCTGCATTGAACACTGAGCAGATTTGTTTCTCACACACCATTGACCCTATCCTAATGGGTATCCGTACCACAGGTAGCTTGGGTAATGGAAGTGATATCAAGCAAGCATATGTGATATTTGAGAAAAACGTGGTCATGGAACTACGTCAACAGGTAACTACTATCTTTAATGAGATACTAACCATTGCACGCATCCCTGCTGAGTTTACAATCAATAACTATCAAATCATTGGTGATGCTATTGTTGAGGTAGATGAGGATACAGCAAAAGTTAAGGATGCATTAAACAATTTAAGTGATGCACTACTAAGCAAAGTACTTGAAAAAATGACTACCAATGAGATACGAGCTTTAGCTTCACTACCTCCTATTGATGAACCTACTCAACCTACTGTATAATGCTGTACTTTATCACTGAAACCTACCTTAAGACTAACACACCCATCACAGCCAATGTGGATGTAACGGATGTGACCCCATACATTGCTACACAATCGGCATTAAGAATACAGCCTATCTTAGGCACTACGTTCTACAATCACATGCTAACAGCATACAACAATCAGACACTTACACCTGATGAGATTGACCTAGTTGAGTTCATTCAGCCGGTCATTGCATGGAGGTCAGCTGAGGATGCTGTATTTGGGTTGACGTATCAGCTAAAAAACAAAGGACTTCAGACTCAAAACGGAGATTATTCAGCAAGCGTATCCAGAAGTGAGGTAGCTTTTGGGATGGAACACTATGCACAGAAAGCTAGTTTCTTTGAGCAACGTCTAATCAGATGGCTATTAGCTAACCGTAACCTGTTCCCTATATTCATATCTACAGCTAATCAGGATACTGACCTCAGACCAATGTTCCAAAACTGCTCATGTATTACTCAATGGCAGGATACCTGCACAGGTATGTGTGGTAACTTCCTTGAGAATGGGTACAATAACAGCATCCTAATCTTGTAATGAAGTCACAGCTCACCATACTATTAGCCACAATGAAAGCCAATTGGATAAAACTATTGGCAACTATTAGTGCATTCTTAATGCCTATTTCAGGCTTATTGTTTTTGGTAGGCTTTGTGATTGTACTTGATACTATCACAGGGGTATGGAAGAGCATGAAAAACAAGGTTAAAATCACAAGCAGAGGTTTATCTGCCATCATTAGCAAGATGCTACTCTATGAGGTAACGGTTATCTTGTTTTATATGATTGATAAATTTATATTAAATAATATCATCCTGCAGTTTTTCTCGGTAGAGTTACTGCTCACTAAGGTACTTGCACTCATCCTAGTATCAATCGAGGTCATGAGTATCAATGAAAACTACAAAGCAGTAAAAGGCCTTGACCTATGGCAGGCAATGAAAAACTTATTTTCAAGAGCTAAGGATATTAAAAAGGACCTAGATGAAATTAGACACAACCAAGATATTTCAGGAACGCCTATCTAACAGTCAGTACTTCCACGAAGAGTCTGAGAAAAAACAAATCTATCTACACCACACTGCAGGCAATGGTAATCCTGTAGCTGTATCACGTTGGTGGAATAGCAACGGAGATAGGATAGCTACTGCATTTGTAATAGGTGAAAGAGGTAGCATAGTGCAATGCTTCAGCTCTAAGCATTGGGCTTATCACCTGGGGATAGATAGCCAAGATTTCTCAGCTCATGGACTCAAGTATCAAAACCTTAATAAACTTTCTGTAGGTATAGAGGTGTGTAATTGGGGCCCATTGAAGCTAAAAGATGGTAAGTACTACAACTATGTCAAGGGAGTGGTGGACCCATCAATGGTAACCACATTAGATACACCCTACAAGGGTAATAAGTATTGGTACAAATATACGGATGAACAGATTGAAAGCACTCGGCAGTTGGTGGAGTACCTGTGTGAGACCTATGACATTCCTAAGACTTACCGGTCAGAGATATTTGCCATTGACAAAGAGGCATTCAAAGGAACTGCAGGGATCTACACGCATAACAGTGTGAGAAAAGATAAGGCAGATATTTACCCATGCCCCCGAATGATTAAGATGTTACAAAGCCTATAGCACATGAGACTTTCAATAATTATTTTGTCGCTAGTTTCTACTATATTTGCGACATCCTGCTCAGCTCCTAAGCGTGCTCAATGGCACTATAAGAAAGCATTAAAGAATGGACTTAAGGTAGTCCAGGATAGTGATACCATCCGGATAACTACAGTTGACAGCATCCCTGTTATTCACAATGACACTATTGTGTGGGAGAAATTCTACACCACTAAGGATACGGTGATACAATTCAATAACGTGTACGTACCAAAAACAAGATGGCAAACAAGGATTGAGTATAGATATAAAACAAGGGTTGAAAGGATACGAGGTAAGACTATCTATAAAACTGCTCAAGCTAAAGAGGTAGTAAAGTACAAAATACTATGGTGGCCTGTGATTGTTGCGTTTATTCTAGGGATACTCCTAAGATTTCTAATACAAAAGGGGCTCCTAGATAGGATTGCCCTGCTATTTAAGCTATGAGAAAACGTTTATTTTATGACATTGAGACCTCTTTCAATGTCGGTGTGTTCTGGAGGACAGGATACAATCTAAGTATCCAACCTCAGGATATCATTCATGAACGTGCAATCATATGCATCTGCTATAAATGGGAGGGTGAGGATGAAATTCACAGCCTAACATGGTCCAAAAGTCAGAGTGATAAGCAAATGATTGAGAAGTTTGTCAAGGTCCTAGCCCAAGCGGATGAAATTGTGGCTCACAATGGGGATAGGTTTGACCTCAAATGGATACGCACAAGGGCTTTATTCCATGGTATTCAGTTTATGCCATCACCTAAGACTATAGACACGCTTAAATGGGCTAAAAAGTACTTTAATTTTAATAGCAATAAACTAGATTACATAGCTAAGCTACTTAAGGTAGGTGCTAAGATGGATACAGGAGGGCTTGACCTGTGGAAAGATATAGTATTTCGCAAAGATCAGGAGGCATTAGATAAGATGGTGGCCTATTGTAAGATGGATGTGGAGGTACTTGAGGCAGTATTTGATAAACTCAACAGCTATACCATTGCTAACCATAACTATGCCATCCAATACGGAGGTGAAAAGTATGAGTGTCCTGAATGTGCAGGAATAAATGTCAAATACAATAAGAAAGTAGTCACAGCTGCAGGAACTGTACACCATTGGATACTATGCAAGGACTGCAAAAAGCACTACAAAATTAATCACCTGGTATTCACTAAGTATCAGGAATATCTCTACAAGCGTAAGTCTATAGCCTGATTTTTGCGGAGATTATTTAAGCTTATCAACTGATTTCTTATTTAGACTCATTCTAAATTTGTGGAAAATTATGCAAAATTGTTTGCATATATGAAACTTTATATATCTTTGTAAGGTATTAACACTTAAAAATGATATATGAAACAGTTTGAAAGAGCCCTTGACTTTATCAAGACACACGAAAACAACGCAGAGGTACTTGCTTTATTCTTAGAGCAGCTGCTTGTTGAAGCTACTGAGGAAATGACTCAGACAGCATTAGATAACACCGAAGATTTTTTAACCATTCTAAACGCTAACCGATGAAAAAAGAACTATTTAATGTAGTAGCAAGTTTTGCTGTGGTCGTGGGTACCATGGTAGCAATGTATAACGTTTTAATCTTTATGATATGCAAGTAACAATAGGAATAGAAGTAGCTTACTTTGACTTTGATGATGTGCATGGTAACTGTGAGTTCAAAATAACTAACATAACTGATGAAAGCTATGAGGTAGAGCTTAGCAATGTGGTAGCTACTCAAATAATTGGTGAGGTGGAGCTTGACTACATCCTAACTGACACTGAACTTGACCAACTGAATGAGGAGATTATTTGGTGCATCCAGGATACTGACATGATTAGAGACATGCAGGACCCTATGAATTATTTTGATGAGGATGAGTGGAGGTATGATGCATAGAGATATCTCAGAGATGGCTAGATGGTGGACCAAGCAGTCATTTGCAGGAGATAAGGGGGGCTCCTTTAATACCTCCCTATATTTAGAATACTTAAAATGTAAAAACTCATGTACAGATTACTATACTACTATGAAAAAAGGCTCGCAGAGAGCTATGAATTCCCTACCAAAGCCCTGTGTTATTGGAAAGTCAACCAATTCAGGACAGCAGGTACTCATATTTACGGACACTTTGTAATTGAAAAGGTATGCGACAAGATAAGATACTAGAAATACTGTACCCATACATCCCTACTAAAGTGCTAGGTGAGTATCTAGGGTTGACTGCATCCCAAGTGTACAATAAAACGTACAAAAGAGGGATAAAGAAAGACCCTAAGACAAAGAAAGCAATTAACCGGGCCATGATATTAAACGCAGGTAAGAACACCAGGTATGCGAAAGGTCATGTGCCATTCAACAAAGGCATGAAATGTCCTAACCTACTGCTAACTAATGCAGCTGCTACGATGTTTAAGAAAGGCAACAAGCCATTCAACACCAGGGAGGCAAATGCTACTAGCATCCGTAAAGATACAGCAGGTAGATTGTATCACTACACTAAGATAGCAGATAGCGTATGGGTATTAACGCACCGGTTGATGTGGGAGCAGGCTAATGGACCCATCCCTGCAAAGCATATAGTGAGGTTCATTGATGGCAACACCATGAACTTAGAACTGAGCAACCTGGAGTGCATCCCAATGAACAAAAACATGACTAGGAACAGCATCCAAAGGTTCCCAATGGAGCTACAGCAGGTCATGAAATTAAAAAGTAAACTTAATAAAACAATAAAAAATGGCAAGAAACGGAATGAACGATCTTAGAGATCACCTCTTTGCAGCTCTAGAGAGATTAAATGATGATGAGCTAACACCTGAACAACTATCTACTGAAGTAGAAAAGGCTCAGGCAATTTCTAACCTGTCTAACTCAGTGATAAACAGTGCCAAGGCTGAGGTTGACTTCATGAAAGCTACCGGCATGATAGCTACTACCAGCAACCTGTTCAAAGGAGTTAATGACCCTAAAAGATTAGACTAATGAAATACACAAGATACTTTAGAATTTGGCTTGAAGATACAGTAGAGCCAGAGGGTGGCACATGGTGCTACATGGGGATGGATGAGAAAGGCTTTTTATGGCAGCTCAACTTCCAATACAAAGAGAATGAACAACCTGAGACCTTAGAGCAGTACCTGCGATGGGGCTACAAAATTCAAGAGATATGAATGAGGAATTATTTGA